GCCGACGACGGCGCCGCCGCCACCTTCGGGCCGGACGAGGTCTGGCACGTGCGCGGCCCATCGTGGAACGCCTGGGCCGGCATGGATGCGGTCAAGCTGGCGCGTGACGCGATCGGCCTCGCGATCGCCACCGAACAGACGCAAGCGGAATTGCACCGCAACGGAGCCAAGGTCAGCGGGCTCCTGTCGGTCGACGAAAAGCTCTCGATCGAGAAATACGAGTTCCTCGCCACCTGGCTCGACAAGCACGCGGTCGGCGGCGAGCGGTCGCAGAAGCCGCTGATCCTGGACATGGGGGCGAAGTTCACGCCGTTTCAGTTGAACGGCGTCGATGCCCAGCACCTCGAAACCCGCCGGCATCAGATCGAGGAAATCTGCCGGGCCTTCGGCGTCATGCCGATCATGGTCGGGCACGGCGACAAGACGGCGACCTATGCGTCGGCCGAGCAGATGTTTCTCGCCCACGTCGTCCACACGCTGTCGCCCTGGTACGCGCGGCTGGAGCAATCCGCCGATGCCTCCCTGCTGAGCACGGCGGACAGGGCGGACGGCTACTACACGAAATTCTCGGCCAACGCGCTGATGCGCGGCGCCGCCAAGGATCGCGGCGAGTTCTACGCCAAGGCGCTCGGCGCCGGCGGCGCGCCGGGATGGATGACGCCGAACGACGTGCGCGGCCTGGAGGAGCTCGACCCGATCGACGGTGGCGACCGCCTGTTCTGGCCGCAATCGTCCGTCGCCGCGCCGGGCGGGACGTCGGATACCGCCCCGGAGCCGTCTGCGCCGTAGGAGCGATCATGGACCGCATCGAAATCAAGTTCGCGACCGATGCCGTCGACGACAAGACCGGCGAATTCACCGGCTACGGCGCTGCGTTCGGCAATATCGACGCCCATGGCGACGTCATCGCCCGGGGCGCCTTCAAGGCATCGCTGCGCGACTGGCGGACCCGCAAGGAGCTGCCGCCGATGCTCCTGCAGCACGGCGGCTTCGGGATGGTCGACACCGACGGCATTCCGATCGGCAAGTGGACCGCCATGGAGGAAGACGAGGCGGGTCTCCGCGTCGAGGGCCGGCTGATCAACCTCGACACGGACCTCGGCAAGCGCGTCTACGGCGCCATGCGCGAAGGCGTGCTCAAGGGCCTGTCGATCGGCTACCGGGCGAAGAAGTTCGTGCTCGGCACCAAGCCCACCGAGCCGAACCGCACGCTCGAGGCGGTCGACCTCTTCGAGGTCTCCGTCGTCACCGTGCCGGCCAACGACCGCGCGCGCATCGCGGCCGTGAAATCCTATGCCGAAATGACCATCCGCGAAATGGAGGAGGCGCTGCAAAGCGGGATGCTGCCGCGCCTTTCCGCTCGCGACGCCAAGGCCCTTCTGTCCGGGGGCTTCAAGGCGCTGTCCGCCGGGCGGGATGCCGGGGACCTGCAGGACATCGCCGCCGCGCTGCGCGGCGTCGTCGAAACCATCCGCTGAGGAGACCCGCCATGGATGCGGTCGAGGAAATCAAGTCCAGCATCGCCCGGATCGGCGAGGCCAACGAGGCGTTCCGCAAGGCGCTCGACGAGGTCAAGAAGGCCGACGTCGTCACCGACGAGAAGATCGCGCGCATCGAGAAGTCGCTCGACTCCGCGATCGAGGCCAAGGCGGCCATCGAAGCGGCGGTCGCCGCCGAGCGCAAGGAGCGCGAGGAGCTCGAGCTGCGCCTGTCCCGTCGGGGGGGCGGCGGCGGAAGCGACATCGCCGACGAGATGAAGTCGATGCAGATCCTCGTCGCCGGTCTCGCGGCGAAGTCGGGCCGGCCGGCGGCCGTGCTCGACGAGGCGGGCTACACGGCCTACAAGGCCGCGCAGCGGTCCTATCTCGCCCGCGGGCGCGAGGCCCTGTCGCACGACGAGGTCAAGGCGATGTCGGTCGGCGGCGACCCGCAGGGCGGCTACTTCGTCACGCCCGACGTGACCGGCCGCATGGTCAAGAAGGCCTACGAGACGTCGCCGGTCCGCCAGATCGCGTCCGTTCAGGCGATCTCGACCGATGCCCTCGACGGGATGGAGGATCTCGGCGAAGCCGGCGCGAACTGGACCGGCGAGACCGGGACGCGGTCCGAGACCACCACGCCGGACGTCGGCAAGTGGTCGATCCCGGTGTTCTACGCCTACGCCATGCCGAAGGCGACGCAGCAGCTCCTCGACGACGCGTCGGTCAACATCGAGATGTGGCTCGCCGACAAGGCCGGCGAGCGGATCGGGCGCCTGGAGAACACCGCCTTCGTCACCGGCACCGGCGTCGGCCAGCCGAAGGGCTTCACCACCTACACCACGGCGGCCGACAGCGGCTCCGGCGTGACCTGGGGGACGATCGGGCACGTCGTTTCGGGCGCCTCGGCCGACTTCGCCGCGTCGAATCCCGCCGACAAGCTGCTCGACCTGGTCGGTCTGGTGAAGGACGTCTATCTCGGCAACGCGCGCTGGTGCACGCGCCGCTCCGTGATCACCAAGATCCGCAAGTTCAAGGACGGGCAGGGCCAGTATCTGTGGCAGCCGGGCCTGACCGCCGGCGCGCCGGAGATGATCCTCGGCTATCCGGTGACGCGCGCGGAGGACGTTCCGGCGCTCGCCAGCGCGTCGAAGTCGCTCTACTTCGGCGACTTCGCCGCCGGCTACCAGATCGTCGACCGGCAGGGCATCCGCGTCCTGAACGATCCCTACACCGCCAAGCCCTACGTGCTGTTCTACACCACGAAGCGGGTCGGCGGCGCCGTGGTGAACTTCGAGGCCATCAAGGCGATGATCTTCTCGGCCTCGTGATCGCTGGCTCGTCGCGGCGCGTCCGCGGCGAGCGTCTCCCGAACGGCGATGACGCGCCGCTCCCTCTCGATCCTGACGGAGACGAGCCATGCACGGCCTCCTCGACAATCTCGAAATCCGCTATGTCGGCGCCGCCGTGGCGGCGGCCAGCAACACCGACGGCAATTCGTCGCGCATCGACATGTCCGCCTACGAGTCGGTCCTGTTCGTCACCACGCTCACCGACAGCGTCGCGACCGGCGTCGCCACGCTGAAGGTCGAGTACAACGATGCCGACCAGGACAGCGGCATGGCCGCGGTCACCGGCGCCAGCGCGACCGCGACCTCGGCCACCAACGACGATCTCAACGCCACCATGCTGGCGGTCGAGGTGCGCAATCCGCCCGGCCGCTATGTCCAGGCCGTGCGCACCTCGGCGACCGCCAACATCGCCTTCGGCGAGGTGATCGCGATCCTGAAGCCGCGCCGCGTCCCCGCGGCGCAGGGCGCCACGGTGCAGGATTCGACCTACGTGTCGGACTGATGCGACCCGGGCGGGCGGCCGGGCGCCGCCCGCCGGATCTCGAAAGCGGGAGATGATCGCCATGGGTTCCTTTTCCACCCGCCAGGGTGACCAGTCGCCGATGATCGACGGCGTCGCCGTCACGGCGACCGCCGCCCAACTGAACACGACCGCCGTCGCCGCGGCCGATGCCATCGCGGATCTGACCGCGATCACCGGCGGCGAATCGCCGACCGAGGCGGAACACAACGCGCTCCGCACGGCCGTCAATGCCATCCTGGCGGCGCTGCGTGCCCGCGGCATCGTCGCGAGCGCGTGACGCCGTGATCGCGATCGTCCCAGTCAGGACGGCGGCGCCTGCGGTCCTGCCGGTGTCGCTGGCCGAGGCGAAGCTGCATCTCGGCTACGACGCCGCGGATCGCGACGCCGAAATCACGGCCTTTCTCGCCGCGGCCGTCGACCGTCTCGACGGCTGGAGCGGTCTGCTCGGACGCTGCCTCGTCGAGCAGACCTGGCGGCAGGACCTGCCGGCTTTCCCGGACAGCGACACGATCCGGCTGCCGTTTCCGAACGTCTCCGCGGCGACGGTGAAATATTCCGATGCGACCGGTGCCGAACAGACGTTCGCGTCGTCGCTCTGGTCGCTGCACGAAGCCGCCGGCGGGTCGGTCGTCGTCCTCGCCGCGGGCGCGACCTGGCCGGTGACGGACGATCGGCCTGACGCGGTGCGCATCACTCTCACGGCAGGCTACGGCGCCGCCGCCGCCGTTCCGCAGCCGATCCGCTCGGCGATCCTGCTGATGACCGGGGATCTGTGGCGGTCGCGCGAGGCCGGCTCGGCGCCGGCCGGCGCGCTCGGCGGCGTCGCCGACCTCTTGCTGGCGCCCTATCGCCGGGTGCCGGTCTGATGCTGCCGGCCGGGGGCCGCATGTTGCGCGTGCGTCTTGAGCGCCGCGCGGCCTCGGCCGCTGACGCGCTCGGCAACGGCCTCGCGTCGTGGCGCTCGCCGATCGTGCTGGGCCTGCGCTGGGCGGGCCTGCGTCCGCAGTTCGGCCGCGAGGCGATCGAGGCCGGGCGGCTCGCGGACGGCATCGTCGGCGTCCTGACGCTGCCGGCCGATCCGGACACGCGCACGCTGACCGCGGCCGACCGGGTCGTCGTGCTCGGCGCGCCCTATGCCGACCGCATCTTCGAGATCACCGCCGTCCTGCCGACGCCGGACGGCCGCGAAATCGAGCTGACCGTCATCGAAACGCGGCCCTGACGCCGCAAGGAGACCGAGATGGGCCTCGTCGGAAAGATCTTCGGCGGCTTCAAAGGCACGCTGACCAAGTCGGTCGACGTGGGCAGCGCCGCCCACGACGTCAACCCGTCGTCCAACGTGGCGTGGGAGATCGCCGACGGCGCGGGCGACAATCAGGCGCAGCTGCTGTTCGGCGATACGCGCCAGCTCGCCGCCTCGGCCAGCGAGAACCTGGACCTCGCCGGCGCCCTCGCCGATGCCTTCGGGCGGACGCTGACCTTCACGGCCGTCAAGGCGATCATCGTCGAGGCGCCGGCGACGAACACCAACAACGTCCTGGTCGGCGGCGCGGCTTCGAACGCGGTGCCGCTGTTCGGCGATGCCACCGACGTGGTCGCCGTCAAGCCGGGCGGCAAGCTGATCCTGACCGCGCCGAAGACCGGCTTCACGGTCACGGCCGGCACGGGCGACATCCTCAAGGTGGCGAATTCGGGCTCCGGCACGGCGGTCGACTACACGATCACCGTGATCGGCATCGGTTCGGCGGCCTGATCCGTGGCGATCGACGGTCTCGCCGACCTGCGCCGGCAGCTCGACGGCCTGCGCCGCCGCGCGGCGCCGGCCATGAAGGCGGCGCTGCTCGACGCGGCCGGGTTGATCGTGAAGCGCCAGCAGTCGCTGGCGCCCGTCGGCCGCGGCAAGCTGCGCGCCTCGATCGTGGCGAGCGACGGCGCCGCGCCGAAATACGCCTCGCTCACGGCCGGGTCGCGGTCGCGCAAGGCCGGCGACTTCGTCGTCATCTCGGCCGGCAATTCCGGCGTGCGCTACGCCCACCTGGTCGAGTTCGGCACCAAGCCGCACAGCCTCGCCGAGGGCGCGAAGCGGAAGGGCGGCAAGCTGCAGGACCGCGGCCCGCATCATCCCGGCGCGAAACGCCGGCCGTTCTTCTTTCCGGGCTATCGGGCCGAGCGCCGCGCCGCGAAGGCGCTGATCGCGCGCGAGATGCGCCGGGCAACGCTGGACTTCGTCAAGGGCGCGTCCGGCGCCTACGGGCTGCCATGAGCGACGACATCGCGGTCCAATCGGCTCTGCGCGCGGCGCTGGCGGCGGATTCCGGCGTCGTGGCCCTGGTCGGCGCGCGCATCTGGGACGAGGTGCCGGACGCGCTCCCGGGTGGCGAGGCGACGCTGCCGTGCATCGTGCTGGCCGACAGCCGCACCGAGAATCTGACGGCCGGCTCGGCCGACTGCGGTGCGATGACGGCGGTCGAGACCGACATCCTCATCTATTCGCGCCCGTCCGACACCGGCGGCGAGCCCGGCTCGGCCGAGGCCAAGCGCATCGCCTGGGCGATCCGGCGGGCGCTCGCCGACGCCTCGGCGCTCTCGGCGGCCGGATGGATTTTCACGCTGCAGCAATGGCTGCGCGCCGATTTCCGGCGCGAAGGCGACGACCGCAAGACCTTTGTCGGCACCGTGGTGGTGCGGACCCACATCGTCGAGGACACCTGACATGGCCGCCCACCTCCCGTTCGACGCCCGCCAGATCGTGGTCAAGGCCACGGTCTCCGCCGTCCTGACCAAGATCTGTGCGCTGACCACGCGCTCGTTCTCGCGCTCGGTCAATACCAACGCGGTCGTCATGCCGCGCGACTGCGACGACCCGACCATCACGCCGGGCACGGCGCGCATCCCGACCTCGGTCGACAGCACCATCTCGGGCGAGGCGCGCTTCCACAAGGAGCTGCGCGCCACGATCGACGCCATCATCGGCGTCTCGACGGTGATGCAGTTCCACCTGCCCGGCACCGGCGCCGCCGGCGGCGGCTACTACGAAGGCAGCTACGTCCTGACCTCGGTCGACATCTCCGGCGAGGACGGCGACCACGTCGTCGCGTCGATGACCTTCGAGCTCGACGACGACGCCCTGCCGACCTTCACGGCGGCCGCGTGATGAGCGTCCTCGGCTCCCCGTCCGCCGCCGCCGCCCGCGACGGCTCGTGCACCGCCTTTTTCGGTGAGGGCGAGGCGGTGTTCCGCCTGACCATCGACGCCATCCGGCGGCTGGAGGAGCGCGCGCAGCATGGCATCTACGCGCTCAACCGCCGCCTGCTCGCGCTGGATTCGACGCTCGACGAGGTCGTCGAGATCCTGCGCCATGGTCTGATCGGCGGCGGCTGCAAGCCCGAAGAGGCTGCGCGGCTGCTGCGCAGCTACGGCCCCGGTTCCGGGTTGATGAGCCCGATCGAGGCCTATGCGCTCGCCGTGCGCGTGATGGAGGCCGGCCTGTTGATGCCGGCAGGCGAGAAGCCGCCGGGAAAAGCCGCGGCGGGGGAGGCGACGCCGGCCTCGACCTCGCCGGGCTCTACGGAACCGGCGGCGCGCTCGGCCTGACTCCGAATGCGGTCGGCGTGATGAGCCTGTGGCAGTTCGGCGCGCTGGTCGCGGGATGGAACCGGGCCCACGGCGCCGAGCCCGAGGTCGAGGCTCCGAGCCGCGCCGAATTCGACGCCCTCATGGAGATGGTGCGCTGAGATGGCGGAAGGCGAAATCGCCCGGCTGACGGTGACGCTCGAAGCGGCGACCAAGAATTATGAGCGCGTGCTGGCCAAGGCGCAGGGCACGACGATCGGCGCCTTGCGCAAGATCGAGAAGGAAGCCGCGGCGTCGGGCGCGCGGATCGACGGCGCCCTCGCCGGGGGCATCGGCGGCTTGAAGCAGGCGGCTGCCGCCCTCGCCGGCTTCGCCGGCTTCCGCGTCGTCTCCGACGAACTGAAGCGCCTTGCCGACGTGTCCGACGACGCTCAGAAGATCGGCATCACGGCCGAACTTCTGCAATCGCTGCAGTTCGCCGCCGGCCAGGCTGGTTCCTCGGCCGAGGAAATGACACGGGCGCTGACCTACTTTGCCAAGGAAGCCGGCGAAAGCGGCGACAAGTCGTCTAAGCTCGCCGCTCTGTTCCGTGAAAACGGCGTCGCGCTGCGCGACGCCAAGGGCGAGCTCCTGCCCTACAACGATCTCCTCGAGCGCTTCGCCCGGCTGGTCGCCAACGCGGGCAATGCGCAGGACGCCGCCGCCATTGCGGCGATCGGCTTCGGCAAGGCAGGCGCCGGCATGGTGCCGGTGCTGCGCGACATCGCCGGCGGCCTCGATGCGATGCAGGCCAAGGCCAAGGAGGCCGGCGTCGTCGTTGCCGAAAGCCTGGTGCAGCAGGCCGGCGCCTTTGACGACGCCTGGTCGGCCGCGGTTCTGTCGGTCAAGGCGAAGCTTGCCACGCTGGTGATCGAGGCGGCGAATGCCGGCACGGCCCTCGCCGCGGCGATCCGCGACGCCGCATCCTCGGGCCCGAAGGACTTCGACGTCGACTACGACGCGCTCGGCAACCCGATACCGCGCTATCAGTCGGCGCAACCGGTGCCGTCATCCGGCTATACGACCGGCGGCGGCATCGGCGATATCCCCAACATGGAGGCGCTGCGCGAGGCGGCGCGGGCGCGTGCGCTGACTGCCCTGCAGCGCGCCGCCGCCACCAAGGTGCCGACGACCGGCGGCGGCGGGGGCGACGACACCAATGCTTACGAGCGCGAAACCGAGGCGATCGAGAAGAAGATCGCCGCTCTGGAGGTCGAGCGCGACACGGTCGGCCAGACCACGGCCGCGCGCGAGAAGGCCAAGATGGTCCTGGATCTGACCACCGCGGCCATGAAAGCGAACGAGGAAGCCGGCCTCGGCGCGAACGTCGTCACGGACGCGCAGAAGGTCGAGATCGAGGCGCTCGCCGCGAAATACGGCCAGCTCAAGCAGTCGGTCGAGGAGGCCGAGAAGGCGCAGCACCGGATGATCGAGGCGCTCGACGCCGTCCGCTCGACCGCCGGCTCGACGCTCGGCACCTTCCTCAACGATCTCGCCGAGGGTACGAGCCTGATGGATGCGCTGCGCTCGGCGGTCGACAGCGTGCGCACCGCCCTGCTCAACGCCTTCGCCAACCAGCTCGTCGCCGCCCTGCTCGGGCCGACCGGCACGGCCGGCACCGGCTTCCTCGGCGCGATCTTCGGCGGCGGCCGCGCCGCCGGCGGCGTCATGGAACCCGGGCATCGCTATCGCGTCGGCGAGCGCGGGCCCGAAGAGGTGATCGCGATGGGCCGCGCCATGGTGCGGCCGATCCGGGCCGAGCCGCGCCGCACCGCCGCCGGCGGCTCGTCGCTGACCTTCGCGCCGACCATCGACGCGCGCGGCGCCGACGTCGGCGCCGTGGCGCGGATCGAGCGCGCGCTCGCCGACACCCGCGCCGAGCTCGACCGAGTCCGCCGGTCGGAAGGCCGCCGCGCCGCCGGGATGAGGGCCTGAGCCGTGCGCCTGGTGCAGCACCCGGTCTCGCTGACCTGGACCGACCTCGTGCCGACCGCCGGGCCGCAGGTGCTCGGCGGCTCGTCGACGCTGACCGGCTATGCGCAGGCCGTGCTGTCGCCCTACGGGCTGGTCGGCTTCGACGTGACCTATCCGGTGCGCGAGGCGGTGGCGGCGCGCGCGCTGAACGGGCTGGTCGCAGATCTCGAGGGCGGCGCCAACGTGCTGCTGTTTCCCTATCGCGACATCGCCGCCGAGCCGGACCGCGGCGAATTCGGCCTGTCGGCCGGGCCGTGGCCGGACTTGCCCTGGGGCAACGGTCTGGCTTGGGGCAACGGCCAGAACTGGCGCAGCGCGCCGCCGGGAACGGTCACGCTCGTCGCCGCCGCGCTCGACGCGAGCGAGGTCACGCTGTCGCTGTCGCCTTGGCCGTGGGCCGCGGCCGGCTTGCGCGGAACGGTGATCGGCTTCGTCGGCCATTTCGGCGCTTACACGGTGCAGTCGTGCCGCGTCGCCGGCGCCGCCGCGGTCTGCCGCATCTGGCCGGCCCTGCGCCGCGCGGTTCCGGCCGGAACGATCGTCACGTTGCGCCCGGTCGTCGGCATGCGCCTCGCCTCGGCCGAGGGCGGCCGCTTCCGCGACGCGCGCCGGTACCGCGCCGACCTGACCCTGTCGCTGGTCGAGGTGCCGGACGACGTCGTCCGGCGCTACGCGGAGCCCGCGGCGGCGCCGGCGTGGCACGCGTCGGCCGGGTGGATCGTCGACGGCGTCGGGCCGTCGGCGATCCTGGATTTCCAGCACCAGCGCTACGCGCTCCCGTCCGGGCTGGCGGCGGCCGACATCGAACGGCTTGCCCTGGGCCAGCTGCAGCGGCTGGCCGCGGCCGCCTTCGGCGACGCGGTCGCGCTGACCCGCGCCTCGTCGACCACGGCGACCCGGATCGACGAGGCCGGCCGAGTGGTCGCCGACGTCGCCACCGACGCGCCGCGCTTCGATCATCACTACCGCGCCTTCGGCACCGACCGGTCCGGCCGGCTGCTGCTCGAGCCGGCCAGGACCAATCTCGTCGCGCGCTCGGCGCAGATCGACCAGTGGACCTCGAACGTCTCGCCCGGCGCCGTGACCGTGACGGCGGACGCGGCGGCGGCGCCGGACGGCGCGACGGCGGCGGACAAGATGGTGCCGGAAGCCGCGTCGGGCCAGCACTTCGTCTATCGCTCGTTCACCGGCGCGGTCGACACCACCTATTGCTATTCGGCGCACCTCGCCGCATCCGGCTACGCCGTCGCGGCGTTGACGCTTGGCAACACCGGTTTCGCGGCGGCGAACAAGGGCGCGCGCTGCAACCTCGCGACCGGCACGATCTCGGCGGCGATCGGCTCGCCGCCGGCGACCGGCGTCCTCGCCGCCTGGGGCGATTTCGATCGCTATTGGGCGACCGGCGTCTCGGATTCCGACGGCGGCGCCTATGTCGCGGCCCTGTGGCCGTCGCTCGACACGGCCATGACCGGCGACGGCACGTCCGGCGTGCTCGCCTGGGGCGCCCAGGTCGAGGCCGGCGGCTATCCGACCGCCTATATCCCGACGACCTCGGCCTCGGCGACGCGCGCGATCGAGGACGCGCGCGAGACCGCGCTGGTGCGCGCCCTGTCCGGGCTGACGGCCTGGTCGCTCGGCCTGCGCTTCCGCCCGCACGACGTCGTTGCGGGCACGATCTGGCAATCCGACGACGGCACGACCGCGAATCGGGTCACGCTGTCGGTCGCCGCCGGCGCGGTGACGCTGACCGTGGTCGCCGGCGGCGTCACGGTCTATGCGGCGACCGCGGCGAACGCGATCACGGCCGGCGCCGAGGCCACGGTGGCGTTCCGGATCGCCGTCGGCAACTGCGCCCTCGTCGTTAACGGCGGGGCGGTCCCGGCGCCGACGACCGACACCGGCGGCGCGCTGCCGGTGACGACCGGGGCGGCGCTGGCGCGCGACCCGACCGGAACGTCCTATTGCGCGATGCGGCTCGCGCGCGTGCTGAAATATCCGGCGGCGCTGTCCGACGCCGCCCTGAAGGCGATGCCGCTGTGACCGCGCCCGCCACGCTCGGAATGCTGCCGGCCGAAGCGGTCGCGCTGGCGCGCGGCCCGTCCGTGGTCGCGACGCTGCTCGCCCGGCTGCACCTGGTCGACGGCATCGCGCGGCTGCATGCCGGGGCCGGCACGATCCGCATCGGCGGCGAGGAATTCCGCGGCCTGAGCGATCCGGCCTCGGGGCGGCTGTGCACGCTCGATCCGATCGAAGAGCCGCGCGCCGGCGTCGCGTCCTATATCCGGGTCGGCCTCTCCGGGGTCGATGCGGCCTTCGTGCGCGCGATGCGCTCCGATCGCGACCGGATCGAGGGGATGCAATGCGACGTCCTGCTCGGCCTGTGGGACCCGCGGACCGGCGCCGGCTCGATCGTCGAAATCTTTCCGCGCGGCCGGCTGACCGCGCCGGGCTTCTCTTGGGCTGCGGCCGGCCGGCGCGAATGGACCGTGACGGTGGTCGGGCCGTGGTCGGCGCGCAACGTCGCCGTCGACGGCCGGCTGACGCCGTCCGACCAGCAGCGGCGCTTTCCCGGCGACACCGCGCTCGACCTGATCGGCGGCTCGATCGGCGTGCGCTGGCCGATCGCGGAGACCTGACGATGACGGCGCCGTCGCCCGGAGACTTCATGCGCGCGATCGCCGCCGAGTCGTGGTCGGTCGGCTGGTCGGACTGCGTCGGTGCCGTGGCGCGCTGGCTGGCGCTCCGCGGCCATGCCGCCGCGCTCGCCGCGCTGC